ACAGACAGCCTTTCGCAGATATGGCCGGTCTTCCCCTAGAAATGAATATTTTTGGACTAGACGACATACGATACACAGACTACTCTGCTCAAACCTTTGTCGATAAAACAGATAACTTTGTAGTAGATTCCTTAAAGAATCAAAAAATGGGGTTAAAAATGGACCCCAAAGCAGAGGCTGCACTGGCTCCTTTTTCTGCAACTTTGGGGGCTGTTCCTGCAACTGTGGGAGGTTCTTTATTCGGTCAATCTGTTACTCCGCCATTTGGTAAAGACTCCAGTTACCGCCCTACAGGATTAGCGGGAATTGGCTTTGACTTAGCAATGAATTTTCACGCTAAAAATGCAGCAGCAGTACAGGCTAATCGCAAAGCGGGAGGAAATTCTGGGGCACTACTAAGCATAAACAACATGCTTATCAGCCGTAGTCCCGGAAGATTTCAGTATACTGGAAATATGCAGGGGCTGACTACTGAAGAGATGAAAAGGCTAGAGGCTACAGGTTTGGGCTTTGTTCCCGGAACACTGCAAGATGTTCAAGATGACAGCGCACCGGGAGGATTTCGAACCACTGGTATGCAGGGTTTAATGAGCGGTAAAGACGCCCTGAGAGTTGGCGGACAAATTTCTGAGACTGGGTACTTTATTAATTACACGACTGGAATGGGCGCACCGTTGACCGGCGGGGCAGGACTCAGAAATAAGGAGTACGCTGCTGCTTTTGGTGCGGCCGAAAGCAAGTATGGTGTTACACAACAGCAATTTAACGCTGCCCTCGCTGAAGCACGTGGTTTGGCAGGATTTGGAACGGTTAGAGGAAGGCATCGTAACGCTACGTTTTTATCAGATGCGTTGACTCGTATGCAAAAATCGAACGAAGAAGCAAGTCAAGCAGCAGATAGACAGGCAGAAGCAGATAGGACAACTCAACGTATTCAAGAACAACAGGCCCAACGCCAAGCTATACTGCAACAGTATGATGAAGAGGATGGCGGAGGTACTGCTGGTAGCGGCCTTTCTCAAGCCCAACAAACAGCCGGAGACAGGTATCAAGCAATGGCTGATAGAGGATACTCTGGCGCTGTCAGTTCAGGTAATCAAGACGAAAATGAAAGTAGAAGCAGTGGTAGCAGCAGTGGTAGCAGCAGTGGCGGCAGCAGTGGCGGCAGTTATGGCGCAAAAGATTCAACCGGCGGTTCCCGCCGCTTTGCACAGGGGGGCGTAGCTGATGCACCAGCGGGCTTCGTAGAGCGTCCGCCGTCACAGGTATCCGAAGCAGCTACTGTGGCTGACGACAAGCCTATGAGCGTCCAAGAGGGCACGTTTGTCATCAACGCTGCAGCCGTCGAATTTGCGGGCGAAGAAGACATAGCAGACATGCTTAGAAAGGCGTACGTAAAAGCAGGTAAAAAAGATATGGGTGGCCCGTCTACCCAAGAGATTGACATAGCTGTATCTCGCGGTGAAGTCATTGTTCCTGCTCACATTGCTAAAATCATTGGCTATGACCGTCTCGAAAAAATCAACAATCGCGGCAAGAAAGAAACGTCGAAGCGCATCGAAGAGAACGGCCAACGCCCAGCGGGTGCTGCAGGGGGTGGATTCCTCGATGCGGGAAAGTACGCAGAGGGCGGGGACGTAGGTGAGGATATTCCTTTCGATCAGTCTGCGACCCTTGATGACGCTAATCGCAAAGAGTTTAAGACGTTCTTGAGCAGTAAGAGACAGCGAGGAGATGTTGAAAAGCTTATAGACAACATGGATGATCGCGGGCGACTGTTTCTTTTAGGTCTGGTAGAGACGACAGCATCTACGGATTCGCTAGAGTCTATGACGGGTGTTATGCAGACTGCCATCAATCGGGCCAATACTGACCGTCCAAGCTTCAAGAAAGTAAATGATCTGGCCTCTGTGATGAAACAGAGATCGTCACGTGGAAGCGGCAGTCGCATGTTTCAGTATGATGGGTTAGAGCCTAAAAAAATTACACCGCGTCTGCAGGAAGTTATGCAGGGACGGGTTCCTAGCGCAGTTACTAAGCTGTTTACAGCAGCAGAAAACTTGATGAATCCGGAAACAGAAGGCCAACGTCCCCTTCCCTTTGACGTAATGTTTTACACGAAACCTGATGCCCCCCTAGCAAAGGATTTCGAAAATAATCCTATGATGAGATACTTTACAAGTTTTGGAGGGCATGACTACTACGCTCTCGACGCAGCCCCAGAAGGGACTCGCAAATAATTCGCTGGCTACCCGCTAACAACGGCCCCAGCACAACCGGAGCGGCTACCTACACGCCAAAGTAGCCCCGCTATCAAGAGGTAATAAAATGGCAAAAGCAAGAGGCCACCGTGCCAACAAACCTAACGACTCATTCGGAACAATCAACAATGACTCGTTATATCGTGGGAAGCACCGCGAAGATGTCTACAAAGACGACGAAGACAACGAAGCGGAAGAGACTGTAGAAGCACAAGACGCGGACCCCGAAGAGGCTACTCCGCAACAAGCAAGCAGTTTCGTAGAACAAAAGCAACAAGAAGCTGAACACGATTACAAGAAACGATACGACGACCTAAAACGACACTACGATACAAAGGTAAATGAATTCAAGCAGGAAATCGCGGAATTAAAAACGGTTATGCAATCTCCTCAAGCACAGATGCCACAGGGGGTAGCAATGCCAAAGACTCCAGAAGAACTGCAAGCATTCAAAGACCAGTATCCAGAAGTGTTCGAAGTTGTACAGACCGTTTCATCCTATCAGGCTGAATCACAGGTTGCCGAACTCCGCGAGGAACTAGGTACAATCAAAGAGCGTGAAAAGGAACTCGAAAAGCAGAAGGCTTACCAGCAACTGCTCAATCATCACTCCGACTTCGACGAGATCAAGTCAGATGAAAAGTTTCTTTCGTGGCTCGAAGAACAGCCTGAGTCAATCTCAGATGGCATCTACAAAAACAATACGGATGCTAAATGGGCGGCACGGGTCATAGACCTCTACAAGGCCGATACTGGTGTACCGGCAAAAAGGAAGAAGACCACAAAGCCTTCCGCAGCAGATGCAGTTACTAAGACCTCCGCGAGAGAAGTAGCGACTGCAAAAGTAGACGGCAAGGTGTGGAAGGCTTCCGAAATCCGTAGTCTCAAGCCGTGGGAGTTCGAGAAACTCGAAGAAGAACTCGACTCTGCGCGTCAAGAGGGGCGGATCGACCCTAACAACTAACCTTAACCTCAAGAAGGAAGGAAAGAACCAATGGCATTTGGTACTGCTGCAGGCTATGGTAACCTGCCCTCCGGTAACTTCGCACCGGAGATTTTCAGCCAAAAGGTTCTCAAGTTCTTCCGTCGTGCTTCGGTTGTAGAAGACATTACAAACACCGACTACGCGGGCGAAATTGAAAACTTTGGCGACACGGTTCGCATCATCAAAGAACCAACAGTCACTGTCAGTGCATACACACGGGGTTCCGTTGTAAACGCACAAGACTTGGCTGACGATCAAATCACGATGGTTGTCGATAATGCAAACGCTTTCGCGTTTAAGATCGACGACATCGAAGAGCGGCACTCGCACGTAAACTTCGAAGCACTTGCCACCTCATCCGGTGCATTTGCCCTGAAGCGTAAGTACGACGCTAATGTCCTGCAAGCCATGTCAGATGGTGCAGGCATTGCAGGTGCTGACGATGCCTCACTCTCCGGCGGGTTGACCACTACCAACTCTGCTCTGGGTACGGCGTCTGCTCCAATCAACGTAGAAACCGACGATGCAGGCATCAACCTGATGCTGCTGATGGCACGTTCGCTTGACGATCAGTCTGTGCCGGAAGAGAATCGCTGGTTCGTAGCACCGCCGATCTTCTACGAGAAGATGTTCCAAGCCGGTAATAAAATGGCTGAAGTTCAGGTAACCGGCGATGGTACTTCACCACTGCGTAATGGTCTTGCTGTACCGGGCACCCTTGCTGGTTTCCGCTGCTACAAGTCCACCGCACTCAACTCAACAGCAGGTACCGATCAGGTAACTCTGTCTGGTGTGGCAACTGACGCCTCTGAGAATGTTATTCTTGCAGGTCACATGTCGTCCACCTCCACTGCTTCGCACATTGCTAAGACCGAAGTGGTTCGTTCAACTGAGTCGTTCTCTGACGTAATTCGTGGTCTTCACGTTTTTGGTCGCAAAGTTTTGCGTCCAGAAGCTGTCGTTCGCGGCGTCATCGACTTCGCGTAAGGGGAGATATATAAATGGCTACTTATGATCGTACCGTTACTGGTGGAGGAACCGTTGGTCATCCGGCTAACCTGCCTCGCCCGTATGTTATCACCTCTCCGGTCTACGACGCGGTTGATAACACGTCCCTCGCTGGGGCTGATATTGTCAAGATGATCGATCTGCCTGCAGATACGATGGTGGTCGGCGGCTGTCTTGAAGTCCTTGAGGCTTCGGGCAACTCCTCCGTGACGCTTGACGTAGGCACCAGCACTGACGTTGACTCACTGGTTGACGGCGGCGCAAGTAACGCTGCTGCAATCATCCAGTTCAACCTGAAGGCTGCAGGCGTGAATATGGTCACTGCTGCTGACTCTGTTCAGGTGACTGTGCTTGACTCCGGATCATCCGGCACGACTGCACTGCGCTTCCGTGTACACGCCGTCGTATGCGACGTGTCACAGAACCCTACTGAGTCTGCTACAGTTTCGACTGGCACATAATAATCTTGGGGGCAGGGAAACTTGCCCCCTTTACTCCTTACTCAATTCATGTTATAAGCAATAACCTTTGCGGGGGATACACCTATGGCACCTAAAGCACCAGCCAAACCAAAGAA